GGCGTGTTCGGCCGGCAAAGTCGTACTGGTATCAACTAAAATCGCATCGACGATACCATCGACAATGGCCAGATTGGCCGCGGTGGCCAGCAAGGCGTGTTCAGCTGGTAGCGTTGTGCCGGTGTCGACAAGGATAGAATCCACAATACCATCGACGGTGGCCAGGGCTGCCGCGCTTGCTGGTTCCACTTCAATTTGCAAGGAGTGGCTTAAAGTGCCCTCGATACTATCAACCGTGGCGGATATGTAAATACTGTACGATTTACCCACCTCAAAACCACTGGCCGCGGTTAATTGGATCCGCTCGGAATAAAGGCCGGCCGTATTTCCAGAATCCAATAAGGCCATTGTGCCGGTTAATATCGGCGTGGCGGTTTCATCCTCATATACGCGATAACTCGGCACTGCGTCTGCATCTTCGGCCGCGCCGGTGCCTGCATTGTGCGTATTACAGGTGAAAGTCACAAAATCGTCTATTTCCCATTTGCCTAAATTCATAATTTTTACCTCACTATTCTACCAAAAATTAAGGAGCTCACAAATCGGTCTGTCACGATCGGATAACCGATTGCTAATAGAAACTCATCAAATCCTATATCCCAGGTGCCGGATCTGGTTTCCCAATCAACATCATCGTCAAAACCAAAAACGCCCAGGGCGCTTAAATCGGTGCCAAAATCTTTAGCGCCGGCGTCGGCGCCGTCCAGGTGGTAATCATCGGATCCGGCATCTTTAAAGGTAAATGTTTGGCTGCCGCGGCCGTTTGTGAAGTCGGCGCCGGTGGCATCTTCCGAGGCGTTATTGCTTGAATTTGTTAAATCCCACTCGGCATTAGCACTCGGATCCTGAAAATCATCCCCGCCGTTTCCATGCGCCAGGCAATTAATAGCGACGGCCGTATCATCGTCGGCGCCGTTATCTGCCACAAAACCCTCGTCACCATTATTTATGGCGGTGCAATTCAGCGCGTAAACCTTAAAGCCTATATCGTCCGCGTTAAGATCAAATCCAAAAGTGTCGCTATTCATCGATAGGCAATTAACGGCCATATCATTATCCCCGCGGATCGACATACCGCGGACCGTACCGCCCGAATTGCTGGCGATATTCATAATAACACCCACCCATTTACAATCTCCGCCGTCGGAAACCAAAACCAAACGATTAGCGCCGCCAGGAACAATCCACCCACAAATTAAATCTTGAATCTGTGAAAATGGCTCGCCTATCTCCATAAGGGTATCGTCCTGGTCGGTTAGCATATAAACGCCGTTTTGGTCGGTACCATCGTGGCCCTGCCATGATACCTCGCCCTTTACGCCGGCGGGCCTTATGATCCTAAAATAGCTCGCGCTTGTGGTAGCTCCGGACATATTCGGGCTGCCTGGGTCCAAGTCGGCCGCATCGTCGTAACACTCCAAAACCTCTGATTGAGTGGCGGATACAAGATCTATATCTGTATCGCCCTCCCAATTTGACGCATCGGTATAATCTCGGCCGAATCCGGCCGCGCCAAACGTGGAAACATTCTCGTTAGTTGCGGTTTCTCTTGAAGATGCCATTATAAATATACTCCGAGTGCTTTATCGAAAACCAGGCCCGCGGTATCGAGCGGGATCCGGTCGGTCAACCATAGGTGATTATCAGTATCTAATGTGTAAAAAGGTTGGTATGCCTGGCCGAGATCTCGCGCTTTTGCCAGGTCCAGGGTAGGGAAAACCTGTATTAGCCTGGCCAATGGGATGCAAAATCGGCGCTTATCGTATTTGATATATGCCTGGTCCTCGTAAAGCCTGGTCGGATCTATGGGCTCGGTAACTTTTTCCTTTAGGCCGGCATACTCGATATATTGCGGGCCCTGCACCAATAGCCATAATCGCGTTTTGGCCTCTTTTAATCCGATACCGATCTGCGGTTTCCGGACGCTGGTAATATCGCCCTCCTGCAGGCGCTCGCCCTGGCCGCTAAATAATGCGATCGCTACCTCGGCCGTCGGATAACTCCTGGGTTTGTAATCTACCATTGTTAATCATCCTCATTTATTCTTGCGAGTACCGCCGTCCTAAACGCCGCGAGCGTTCTTGGGGCTTGATCTGGCAGGGCCGCCACTGCGGCCTTAAACTCGGCCAGGTTCGTTGCAGCTGCCACACCGGCCTTTAGATCCATATTCCATTGACGTTGGAGATTAAACTCGAGGATATTTATATCGATAATAGCGATCTGCAATTTTCTCCATCGAGGGTGCACTGCAAATAGCCCGCGGGCCCCCGCCTGGTCCTGCAGATTATCGTCGGCCGTTTCCGCGGCCACAAAGGCGTTTATCTCGCCGGCCGTCGCGTTCCTGCAGGAGCTCCCGCCGACGTCCATAAATTTCGCGGATCCCTCGATACGCGGTGGCTTAAATTCGGTACCATCCGGAAAAGCCGGATCCGTGGCCACTCCCCAATAATCGGTATCTCGATCGGCAAAGGTTTGATTCGCAGCTGAGATCTTAATAACCTCGCCGGCGTTTAATCGATAAAGTACGGTTGTCATAGCCTAAACTCCTTTATGATTGCCGCTGCCTGGGCTTAACTGTTTCGATCTGCAGCGCGGTTTGAAATCTTTGATAATACATCTGCGATCGCGGGGTATTGCCTGGATTGTCGCTATCATCGTCATAAAACATATAAAGCATACCATTGTGAATCGCATCGATATATTGATCCTCGACCGGTATTGTTATCAATTTCCAATCGTTTGATACGTCATAAACTATCGGATCCGGTAAAGTGCTCATTTGGATTAAGACATATACAGGCGTGGTGCTGTGCACCGGTGGATAAACATAAAACCGGCGTTCCTCGTTATCGTCTTTCATGTAGTGCTCGATAACGGTATCCTCCGGATCATAGGCCCATCGGGGCCAAACATCGTTAAAAATCTTTAGGGTGGTTTCTCGCGGTGGGGCCCCTGGGATCGTGCCGTCCTCGCCCATATTTAAGGGCATATCGACCAGCTCAATACCTTTGGCCGGTAAAAACTGCAGGACGCCAGGCGCCAATAAAACAGACTCGGTTTTGCTGTGCAGTTTGGGCACTAAATTAATCATGGTGCGGATCGTGTTATTAAACAAAGTCACGTTTTCCGCCTCGGTCCAATCCTCATTTCCCTCATCGAGGACTTTCCTTTCAAATTGATCTATCGCGCTGCCCACTGTTATTACTGACATTTATTTATCTCCTATTTGCCTGGATCCCATTGTATCAACTTCATAATGCAGGCCGGCCGTCATTACTAAGGCGTCACCGGAATAGGCGTCACCAGCTGCCGCTATTCTTTCGACGGTTAGCAAGAATTGATCGCCCATCTGAATAGGCCCGCCATTGTTGCCGCCGGTCGATCCGCTTATCATCGGAAAAACGGAAGTGTTCATTTTATATTGGGTATCGATCGGGGTTTCTATGACAATCACCGTGGCCGCGTCTAAGGTGGCATCAAATCTTGCGATCGTGTAGGTGAGCTGCCATTGTACGTTGTCGGTACCGGTGGGCGCCGCCTTGCCCTGCCAATGGATATGAAAGGATATATCGGTGCCCTCTTTGTAGTCGTGCTGGATCTCAAAGGATCCGGATGCACTCTCGCCCACTGCAAAGGCCAGGGTATAAATGCCGGTATCTCCGCCGCCCTCGTCTGCGAATTTTTCCAGGTCCGGAGCAAAGGCCGGTATCGGGTTTAATTGAGCGCCGCCGACGTTTATATCTTTCCAAACGCCCTCGGCCAATTTTACGGTTTTCTCGGTGCCGCAATCGATTGTTAGATCGATCGGCGTTACGGTATTGGTTTCGAGTAGGCCGACCGGCAAATTAACAGAAGTGCTATCTATATCCATTAATATGACGCTGCCGCCGGCGCCATTCCCAATCGAAAACCGCATCAAGGGGCTTATGCCACAATCTATTAGGAGTTGAGTTTTGCCCCAGGTTTGCAGATCAACCGCGTCACCTATCCGGATTGAATAAGAATCTAACGATATTGATTTAAGGGTATTTATCGCCCGCATCGACATTGAACCGGCGCCGGCATTACTAAAATCGATCCTGGCCTCGTTTATTTTGCCGATCCTGCCGCCCAGGTTATAAAGCCTTAATACCTCGTTATTGTCTGCATATCCGTAAATGATCCCTGTACCGGTATCGACAATTTCTAACCTGGAATCGCCCTCAAATATTTTATCCGGTGGGTGCAAGGCGCCGGACTCCGCCAGGGTTAAATGGTATCGCTCGGTAGGGGATCCGCCCTGGATGGATCCCAGGTCGTTATGGTCCGGAATAGCGCCCAGGGCGGTATGTTCGGCCAGGGTTAAATGATACCGCTCGGTGGCGTTGCCACCCTGGATCGTGGATAGATCATTATGCGGGTGGTTGTGGGCGCCTGGTAAAACCGTAATCGTTATGGTTTCGTCACCGGATAGGAGCTCCAACAATTCGTAATAATCAATAAACCGGAAATTGGTATCACCCAGGCGCCCCTCGCGTATATCCAGGGTTTGCTTGATCTCTTTCAAGATCTCGACCAGCTCCGGATCCTTACTTGTTATTACTATGTCCTTTATCGGTGGCGTCGGTGCTGTTGGCATATTGCTCCAAATTTAGGCCGTCGATCTCGGGGTCTTTGCCTGGCCAGGTTTTAATTATCTTTTTGGCCAGGGCCGCCTTAACATCGATCGGCATCATTTTTATTTGATCGCGGTTGTTTTCGAGCCAGCTTTCAAACCTCTTTTTAGATAGCGTTCTAAAGCTATTAATGATCTCTCTAATTCTGGTTTCTGCCAGGCCTGCGGCTGCGCTCTGCTTTATCACCGGCTTTTCCGCCGGCGGATCCTGTTTATCTTCCAGCTTTTTTAGCCTGGCCTCCGGATCCTGGGCTTTCTTTTTGGCCTGCTCGGCCTCGATCGCGTCCGCTCGCGCCTGTTCTTCCCGAATCCTGGCCTTATGATCCTCGGCCTCGCCGTCGGGGAGCTCGAATATCTGCGCTGCGCTCATCTGCTCATAAGGTATTTTCGGCGTGTATTCCACATAACAATGGGGCCCCATGTTCAAAAACTGCTTAATATGGCCCTCTTTGGTTACGTTGCAAAGCGGATTGCCGGCCGCATCCGGCCGGAAAGTGTAGCGGTATCCCTCTATATCCGCCTCGGTTATTCCCTCTCGCATCGTGCATTTAATAAGCATAAGGCCTCCTGTCCTCTTTGGGGTTGCGGGGCCCCTGCCTGCCAGGGGCCCCTGGGTTGAGTGCCTGGTCAACTATTGTGCAATTAAAGACCTATCAATAATCCTGCTGCTCCTGGGCGCGATAGGTCAAAGCGCCGCGCACTCCGCCGACTCCGCCGCCGGTGGGTGCGGCCGAGACTTTGAGCGCGATAAGCGTTTCCTCGGTCTGAGAATAGGCCACACGGAGATTATCGAAATTCCCCGCGATCCATTCCTTGCCTTGAAGTCCGCCGGCCTGGCCCACATCTGAATCCACAAAAAAATCATGGGCCGCGATCAGATCCGTACCGGCGCGAGTTTTCATGCCGCCGGTTAAGGTAATCGTGGTACCGGTGTCCAGATCCTCGCACTCGATAGCGAATCCGAGCGGTACACACTTGGGCGGTAAAATGCACAAGGAAATGAGATCATCTTCCTCTAACGCTACCGTGAGATCGATATAGCCATCACTGACATATACCTCGCCCGCGGAATGAGGGCTTTTGCCTGGGGCCTTTTCCCCTGCCATATTTGCAATATACTCGGTCATGGTATTATCCTCCTGTAAAATATCGGTTTAATGCAATTAAGATTTTACAAATAAGTTAAAGGTTTATGGTTACGGCCGTTTAGGTGGTCGGATTCTTGGCTGCGGTGTCAATCGCCATGATGCCATAATCCTTGCCATTAAACGTGGTTTTCTTGATCCCGAAAATGGAATGAGTCGAGATAACCAGCTGATTGCCATTGTCGCGGGTTTCCTCAAACCACCCGAAACGCAGGCCAGTGCCAGGGGATCCAAACGCACAAACGGCCGCTTGCTCGCCCAGGAATAGAGCTCTGCAGGCCTCAATGTTACCGCCGGATCCATAATCGGTAAACCGGATCGGGTTTTCATGCTCATGGAGCACCACATTGTTATACATACCCAGGGCACCCTTAAAAATCGGGTTGTTCCTGCCCTCGGCTGCCGCGGCCGCTTTCTGAATATCTAACCATTGGCCGGTGCTGGTGGCGGTCCGAACATCGTAAACCTGCCAGGAATTCATCACCGTAACAAAGTGATTTTCGCCGTTAATCATAATCGGCATGATCTTAGGCGTTTGGGTATTGCCGTCGGTGCCGGCATCACCGCCGCCGGATCCGCCGCCCATCATGGTGGCAACCGCTTTGGCCTTATCGATCTCGGTAAGGTTCATAACGTCACCAACTACGATGGTCGCCTTTGTTTTGTTGTTCGCGTACTGGATATGCTCCGCGTCCGGTGCGGTAAAGGCGTTGCCCGCAAATCCGGAATAGGTTGCCGGAAAAACAAACTCGGCATTTACGCCGCGAGCTCCGGAAAGGTACATGAAATGCAGCTCATCAAATACCCTGGCCCACCATTCGGATTGACGCTTACGCGCCACCTTGCGTAAATTGTGGATGGTCCGTTTCCGCGTCATGCGGCCGCCGCTGTTCACACCGCCGCGCATTTGATCGATATAAACGCCATCGGTGTAAAACTTCAATTCTTCCTCTTTGTTCTCGAGTACATCGTCACCCTCGACCGGTTGCATTTTCAGCTGCATGGAAAGGTCAAAGGAAATGTACTCGCCGGCATCGTTTTCCAGCTCGTTAAGCTGGTGGATCGGCATACCGGATTCTAC